TCAGGAACACATTGCCTTACTATTTCTGAATATGTAAGACTATGTAAAACTTCTATTTCTGCATTCTTAGATATGGCTGCCCATAATTCTGAATTAGTAATAAAAGGAGCAAACAATGGAGCTAATGAACGTGCAGCTACGCTGTCAGCCTCCCATTGGAAGGCTATATTCTCTAACATTATATCCCTGATAGAATCTGGACATGTCAATAAATCCATCTTAGACTGAGAAAGATCAACCTCATTCTCAGCCCAGTCAATTTGTTTTTGTTGCTTATACAGGTTAAACAATGTAGGATGCCTAACATTAACGCTATCATAAAGGGCTGGTGCTTCTCCTAAAAACAAAGAGTTTTTGCCAGTTAGCCATTCTGTATTTGCTTGATTAAAAATACTCATAGTGTACAAAATCCTCCATCACAACCTTTTTGTTCTTCAGGTTCCTTAATCGTACTTGAAGAAACATCGACTCCAGAGGCACTATTAATATAATATCTTGATTTTAAGCCCATCTTGTGTCTATATAGCCAAGATTGAAAAATATCTTTAAAACTTACAGCATTATCATCTTTTGTATATTTTTTATAAAAATCGGCAGAAATACCTTGATCTGTAAATTTTTGAAATATAGCATAAGTATCAGTCATGTCTGAATCTTTTATATCAAATGCAATTTGGTAATTGTCAGATAAATGTTCCCATCCAGGAGCAATAAAAACTTTTTTGCTATCTTCGTCAATTTTTATAACTACACCATTTCTGATTGGATATAAACCATTTGTAGTATTAGAAGCTAAACTACTAGATTCACAAGGCATCATTGCACAAACAGTAGAGTTTCTTATGCCACCATTATCAATAATCTGCTTTCTAAGTGTTTCCCAGTCATAAAGTAATGGTTGAGTATGAACTAAATCAACATTCTTGTTATATGTATCTATTGGCAACCATCCATTAGGATATTTTGTTTTTAGCATCCATTGAGCATTGCCTTTTTCTTTAGCCAGTCTAAGAGAAGCTTTGTATAAATAGTAAGCATGCATTTCAGCCAAACGATGCATATAATTTTTGCCTTCAGCACTGTCATATCTTAAATTATTTAATGCCATAGCATAAGCTAAATTAGTAATACCAACTCCAACAGATCTTCTAGAAGTTGCAGAGGTTGCTAAACTTTCAAATGGATAATTCATTATAGATATTGCATTATCAGCCATAAGCAATGAATAGTAAGCAACATCCTCATATTCTTCTTCAGAAACTCTTCCAGCGCATATTGCCATTAAATGACATAATGCTATTTCGCCATCAGAATTATATTCATAAATGTCCATAACGCCATTAAATGGTTTTGTTGGCAACATGACCTCCTGGCAAAGATTTGAAGAATAAATAGTGTCATTAAATGGAGTATGCGAATTAGCATTATCTGCTGCAAATTCATATATGCGTCCAACTTCATAACTGTTTACAAGAAACAGCTTGGCAATATCTCTTGCATTGACCATCTTTTTAGGAACATCAATAGAAAGATAATGGTTATATTTTTCTGTAAATTTATCTAAATCATCAGAATACATAGCTTCCCATAAATCTTTGGCGTAGAAATAACTTATAAGCATCCAGTCTTCATTTTTTGCAGCTTTTTGTAAAAATAATTTATTATAAACAAGAGAATAGTCAATATTCTTTATCTTTTTATCATCTACAGTCTTGGGATGCCTTAGCCTTAATAAGTCTTCAATCTCTGGATCAAGACAATTAAGGTGCATAGTACAAGCTCCTCCTCGTCCAGCCTGCTTATTTGCACAGACATTAGATTCTGCTACCTTATAGTAAGGAAGCTTTCCTAAATGCTTAATGGTTCCATTTCTCACAGGGTCGCCCTTACTTCTAGTCAGCATAGCTGCGCCAATACCAGCAGAAGCACATGTCATCATATAAGCAATATGGTCGCCTGCAGAAATAGAAGGTATATCATCCTTAGAGATATATACACAGCACGAAGCAAGTCCTAAATGGCCAGTTCCAAAATAAAGCATATATGGCGTAGGAGCATTTGTTTTTGAATGACTTAAGTATTTATATGTAGAAATAACATCATTTAACCTAGTTGATTTTGGTTGAATAGACATAGAGCCAAGAGCAACACGCATAAATGTAAATTGTGGAGTTTCGTAACACTGACCGGTAGATCTATTTGTTAGGGCATATTTATTTTTTATTTGAAATAGCTGATTATATGGATATGTTAAATCAAGATTATGATTAATATAAGAGCCTATTATATCAAGCTCATCATCAGAATAATCCATATGCTTCCAAAGTCCAGCATTTGTCATTTTATGATACATTTCTTTTAATGTTGGTATATTTTTAAAGCTACCAAAAACTTCTTTATAGCATTCGGCAGAATACAATCTGCCAGCCATATATAGATGAGATTCATCCTCTCTATCAATGCAGGCTGAAATCATTGCCTTCTGAAGCTCAGAAGTAGTGCATCTATCATGGCATTTTTTAACAGCATCAAGAGCAACAGAAGCCCACTCAACACCATTAATATCAGAAGCCCAAGTAGCCCATTTGTTTAATTTGTTTGCATCGAAATCAACAAGCTGTCCATTTCTTTTTTTAATTTGTTTTATCATTTAAATAGCAATATATATTTTTTATTATCAATGTATTTTTCAGCGAATGAAAAGATAAAGATCTTATCATAAATTTTAAAAACAATATAAAATTATTTATTATTTTTAATTTTTTGATACATATTTTTTCTGTATTGTTTTGCTTCATCTAGGATTTTGTTCTTTGGCTTATCAAAAACAGTATAAGAATAGTTAGTTGACTTAATATTGCGGTTTATAATATCCCTTAATTCAATCTCATCTTTTGGCATATTAGAGTCATCAAAATATAAAATAACTATACCATTACTGTTTGCCCACTCTAGTTTGATTCTATCTTTTTTAATTGAATCAATGTATCCTAAATCATCTTTATGAAAATGCTCAACATACTCGTAATGCTGGCGACCTTGGTACTCTATAGCTATTCCATAATCTATAAGAAATATATCAAATCTTTGGTTTGTATCAGGGATATACAGTTCCCATTCCACTCTATTCGCAGGATATATTTTTATACATAAATCAAATAAATATCTTTGGCCAGCAGAACCTCTATTATCTGGAACACTCAATTATTTGATCCTTAGAAATATCTATTTTTTTGCCTTGATTAAAAATGCCATTATCTACAAAAAATTTATAATAAGCATTAAATTCTTCATCTGTTATCTTTTCAAAATTAGAAGAACAAAACATATTAACTGCAAACTTATTAATGACTCTTTCTATATATAAAGATGAAGTAACTCTATCCACAAATAAGACAATAAAGTTGCCATCATCTACCAATATTCCACAAACTCTTTGATTCCCATATGAGTCTGATATAGGCAATCCTTTATCTACATCACAAAGCATTTTTAATTTCATTTTTTCTTCTTTGAGTAAACATGATTTTTTGCACAAGCATCTTTATGCTTACACACATTGCAATAAGCTAAGTTGGCAGAATTCGGAAGCATCAAACCTGAGAATCTATTTGCAATAGATTTAATATGATCGGACATATAAAACTTATTTAACACAATTTTTGTATTAGTAGAAAACAAATTCCAGTCATATCCAATATAATAAATGTTATTAATTTTAATAGACGCTTCATTGCAATAGTCAATAGCTGCAAGTATTTTAGTGTTATAGGCTGCATGAGCATCTTGGCAGCCCTCTCTTCTTATAAGAAGGAATAAATCTGTGCCAGTCTTATCCACCATTAATGCATCTATATAAGAATAGTATGCATTTCTAGGGCTTACACCAATGGTAGAATGAAAATCAAGCACAGTTGCTATATGCTGATATTGGGTCAAAAGACCACGAATAGCTTCATAGCCATCTACAAGCTTAGTATAAAGCCTTATAGATATCATTTTATTAGTTTCTTCATCAGGGCTAAATTTTTTAAAAAATGAAGCAGTAGCTATATTTTGAAGACTCTCAAGAGATAGCTTTGGATTATGAAGAAATTCTTTCAGTAAATTACTATAAAGAACAACAGCATAATGATATGGGTCATTAAAATCATCAAGGCTTAAGCAGTCGTAAGATGAAAAATGATCCATATAAATACCATAATCGTATTCATAATTTGCTATAAATGGACAAATAATATCAATTGGCAAATCCTTAGTAAGAATCTTATTCACTTTCATCATTGTCGTTCTCATATATCATTTGCATTTTATCTTTCTTATTAGCAGCAGCAATATCTTTCATTGTCTGCTCAGTTATTTCCTGAAAAAAAGCTTTATCTGGCCAAGACTTAAGCCAATTAGAGCCTTTAAAAGAAGATATTTTATTTTTTCCAAAGTATGCCTCGATTAAGGGGTACTTGTTTAACCCATCATAAGAATGGAAATATAAATCAGATTCATCTCTTTTGGAATGCAAATCACTATACATATGTATAATTGCATTAGAATCATATTCCATACTTGCAGTCTCTGCCAAATCTCCATTTGAAGGCTTCATGCCATATGGTAACTTTCTATATTCTACGGTAGATATCAAAGTAGAATTAGTTTTAACACACATTGCTTTTGCTTCATGCGACAAAAACTTATATTTCATTCTGCCTTCTTCGTACTGCGGAACTGAAACAAGATGCATATTGTCCAAAAATAAAAATACATGTCTGTCTGGATATTTTTCAGAATAATGCTTAATCAAAGATTGAACAAATTCAAGGCTATTTCCATCTTCTGCATCATATATAAGATACTTATCTTGCTCCATTAAGCTAAATAATTTCTTATAAGAAATATCTCTTTCTGCCATCAATACATCATATTCTATAGAATCTTTGTATAAATAAGGAGTTGCTATTTTATTTATATTTAATAAGTCAAATAAATCTTGATTAGAATCATAGCATCTTTTTGCTATATCATGACAAATTCTTATTGTTCACCATAAGTCGTTAATTTATGGCCGCGAATTAAATCGCAACGCTGCATATCGCTATGCAGAACAGACTATATCTTCACCCTTTTAAAATATTAAAGTGGGGTGTCTACCGTTTCGAGCCACTTGGCCCTACACCTATTGCAAGGTTAGTCGTTAGAGGTTTTCAGAGTATTAAAACTCATCTTTACTACGGGATTGTCTCAATTAGTAGACAGCATATGTAAATAGATAGTTTTTACTTTTTCAAAAAAGTCTTCCTTTGAAGCATCTAATTTGAACTTATTACAGGACCAACAAGACACTGCAATATTTGAAATTAGATTTCTTCCATTTTTTGAAAGCGGAATAATGTGATCTGGGGAAAAATCTTTATTAGACAATATTTTTCCACAATAATTACAACAAGGATTTTTATTAAATAAATCCATTAATTCTTGACCAGTTAATTCATCAAAAGAATTGTACATTCTTCTACATCGCTCATTCTGCTTAGATGCAAAAATATTCCAATATGGCAAGGTTCCCATATTGGCAACCTTTTCTTTCCATTCTCTATTTTTTTGAATCTTATGACTAGAACTGTATTTACTATGTCTTTTATTAACACAGTATTTACATTCTGCTCTGTATTTTCTTGTACCATTTGGTAGAGTTCTATCAACATGATAATCAGTGATAGGTAAGTTATTTTCACATTTACTACATATTTTATTTAACATATTTATCTCCAATGCGGTATTATTTAATATAAATTAAACCGTATTTTAGATATTCAGTCAATGAGAGTTTCCCCGTTTAGGTAGATTACAAGCATATATTACTATATGCTCAGACATACATTGAACAAATTCAATGAAGAAAAACTTTTAAGACGTGTTTACTATCTTCTTTTTTAGAAAAAGAATTGCATCTTAAATTAACATAAAAATAATCTAATTGATTTTCTAACTTATGAGTTACAGGGCTAATATCTTTAGAGTTTATAAACTCAATTATCTGAGAAAGAACTGAATTTTTATCTGCAAAAAATAAGAAATCATAAACATGAAATAATCTAATTCCAGCTTCATAGCAAAGAACACTTTTATTATTATGATAAGTAGGATCTTTGCATGTAGAATCTAAAAATTTACTTACACCTTTGGAACTGTGATGATAAATACTTCCATTATACTCAATACCAACTTTATAATCTGGTAAATAAATATCAATTTCTTTGTTCATTATAGAAGAATTTCTTAGTCTTCTAATATATGAAATTCCAAGTGAGTCAAAATATTTACAAATTTCCAGCTCACAAGCAGAGGATATGCATCCACAGCTAGGACACCCTTGACCTGCCAAATGCGCATGTGGAGTTTGATAAAAATCTCCATGTTTATTGCAAGTTATAATAACTTTATCTTCACAAGTTTTACCGTAAATAGTTTTACTATAACAATAAACATTATCATGAACAAGTTTGGCAGCATCTATAAACTCATCAGTAGTGTATCTATATAATTCTCCAAGATACTCATTTGCGCATTTCGGACAACCATAAATAGTACAATCTTTTATTATACTATTATACGTGGTTTCAAATTCACCATGATCTTTACAGATTAAAGTAAATTTAGTCTTATTTCCAGAATATTTAAATTTCTCAAAAGAGAACTGATTGCCAAATTTATTTTTAATATTGCCTATTACTTCATTTGATTCTAAGAGTCTTAGCTGAGAACCAATAACAATAGAGCAATCTGGACAGCCATGAGTAGATTTAGAAAGTAAAATATCAGGTCTGATATTAAAGTCACAACCGCAATCATTGCATATAAGATTTACATGACTTTTATTATTTGTATAAACAACTTTAGATGTATTAAATTTGTTTGGAAATTTATCATTAAGCTTATTTATAAAACCATCTGCTTTATTAGATTGTGAATCTACAGAGCATTTTATGCAGCCAAAATTACCAGACAAATGCCTTGTTGGAGTTTGACTAAATGCCCCATGTACAGGACATATTATATCTATCGCAGTCGTTATATTTACATATTCAGAATTAGAATAATCAAATTTATTATTATGTTTTTCATTTGCGAGTTTTACAAACTCGTCTTTATTTATTTTCTTCATTTTTTTACTATACAAAGGTTTTATTTAAAATAAATTTAAGCATTTATTAATGCAAAAACTATTTATAAAACATTAATATAGCTTTGTCAAGTCTATATCCTTGGAGTGATTTCTTTTATGCTGTCATCTATAGTTAAGTATATAACAACAACATTATCATTAAGGGTTGCAAGATTCCATGATAAATTGACAAACATAGAGCTTTTGCCAACATTTGGACTTGCTCCAAGAAGTATCATCTTTTGTCTAATGTCACCAGTAAAAGCATTATTGAAAACTCTAAAAGAGTCTCCAAAGTTATACTGAACATGAGAATCTTCAGTTTCCTGATATTGCTTCACACCTAAAATATTTGTAATTCTAGTATTAGTATCAAAGCAAGAAGTTTTAAATTGCTTATCTGCAATTCTAATTTTATCAAGAGCAGAGGCCAAAACAGATTCTGCCCCAATAGTATTTCCAGAACTAAGTTGCGATGCTAAATCATCAAGAATAGATTTTTTTATACGCTCTATTTTTATATCATCTGCATTTATTATTTTACTTATTTCTTCCCTAATAGCTTTTTCGCTTATTCCAGTATATTGAGAAAGTTCTTTTATCATACCTTCTCTCTTAATAGAGGATGGATCAGTTGCAATAATAGGTATCATAGAAAGGCATATAGATTCACTGTCTACATTTTCGTCATAATCAAACTGCTGTAGTCTCCAAGAAAATGGATCTATTTTAGGCAGCTTTAAAAAACTTTCAGCACCAAATTCTCTAATATATTCATCAGGATCTGTTTTAATAAAAGTGAATGAGCCATTAGAATCTAATACTTTTTTTTCTGGCAAAAAGATGAATCTTATTTTTATATCATGAACTTTCTTTAAAGCATCATCAAGTATTTGCTTAGCTTTTATTTGTCCAGCTTCATCTCCATCAAGACAGACAACAATATCATATATGCCATTTCTTCTAAACATATTTAGATGAGATTCATTAAGACTTAATCCACATATAGCAACAGCATTAGTTATGCCATGAAAATGAGCAGTTGCAGCATCGGCATTACCTTCAAAAACTATAGAAGGGGCAGGTTTAGATTTGGCAATATGAAACATATAAAGAATTTCACTTTTTCTTCCAATGCCACATCTAGGATTAACTTTACTGTTGATAAATTTAGTTCCGTTAATAAGCCTTCCATTTTCATCTTTTAGACCGTTATAGTTTAAATTGCGAGCAGAAAATGAAACAGGCCTTCCATGCTCATCAAAGAGAGTAAAGATTAAATTGTTTGGATTAAATATGCGATCATGATCTAAATCATTTTCTTCCATAAACTTATAGCTATAACCCATATTTTTCAAATAATCTTTAAGATGAACGATATCATGACAACAACCAATTCCATGCTTAGATGCAAATTCGGAAGTCCATCCTCTTTTGCTTATCTCAGAAGTATGAATACTAGAAAAATCTTGAACAATTATATATTCATGAATAGCCTTGTACATATTAACAATATTCATTTCATATATTTCATCTTCAGACATTTTAGCAACTTCTAAAGGAACATTGTATTTTTTAGCAAGGTAAACAACAGTATCATCTATAAAACCTGGCCCAATAATTGGTCTATGTTCAGATATATGACAAGCATTAAAAATATCATATGTTGCAGAACAACTATGACACTTTAATAATGGAATACCATTAGAAGTTTTAAACATTGACATAGATGGAGATTTGTCGTCATGAGCTGGATTTAAACAATGTATTTTCTTTCCAGAAGAAATATCAACATCATATTTTTCAGAAATATACTCAGGAAGAAAAACTTTTATTTTTTGAAGTTGCTCTTCTAAATTTTTTATTTTAATAAATGACATTTAGAATACTCATAATTAAAGATGATTATCAATATTTTTTTGAGCTAAACACAAATCACTGTAATTGCAATATACACTACTGCATTGATAGTCACCCAAGGTTTTAGTTGCTGGAGATTTACAATACTCTTCATATTTTGTTTTATAAATCAATCCAAGCTTATATTTTTCATGCACTTGAGAATCTGTGTATTTATGTTGAAACTCAGGATCTGGAATAGATTTATTTCTTAAATGCTGAACAAGAGAATCAAATCTATCTTTGATTGCAGAATATGATATTCTTCTATCTATATAAGATATAGGCTGATTAAAAAAATTAGTTGTATTAACTTTTGGATAAATATCATCGCCATCTTGATGGATATGAATATGAAACTCTTTATTGTTTTCAGGTCCACTACATGACCTATCTATATAGTTCAGTATAACAGCATCTACTTGGTCTTTAAATGTGCACAGATATATAAAGGACTGAAGCAAATTAAGATCTTTTGGTCTAGGAGGATTATCTTTGCTCCCACATATTTCTTTTTTTGCTGAATAATTATTTCCGGCATACGTCTTGTTTTCAACTATATACTTGCCAGAATCATCCTCTGGATTATAATTTGGGCCCTTTATAAGTATATCTATCTCACCAGAAACAAAAAGATCAGCATTAACAAACTTAACGCTATTTGCAAGCCAAAGGCCCATTTGTTTTAGTTGTTCTGTTAAATAGTCTTCCCAGTTATTACCAGCGGCAAAAATCCATTGTGAATAAAGACCAGACGGATTTGATTCTGCATATCCAGCAAATCTATAGTATTGTTGCCTTAAACATGACCCAATAACACTACAGTTGTCAATCTGATTGATGCATGAAGCACTAGATGGATAAAACGCAGGAAATCTATCAGTTTTTAAATGTGAACCATTCATTAAATGTTGGTTTAGTAAATCATTTAAGTACATTTTTATTTTCTATCAAAAATTTTTTTTGTGCATATTCTATTGCACTGTCTTGTATAATATTAAGATCAGATAAGCATTTTGCAACAGCCTCAACTTTAAGTGTAGAGGCAGCCATAACTGGCATAGACTTTTTTAAGAGATCCTCCACAATGGTAAGTCTTCTATTTAATTCGTCTATTTCATATGGAAGCAAAGTTATTGTTTTCCCAGTATGTTTTTTAAAAACAATATTTAATTGCTTTAAAACTTCTATCGTCATTTTGAATCTATTCTAGTGATATATATATCAGGTATTTTATTAAGATCTCGTATCATTTCTATTTGGTCATTATTTTTTACTGGAACAGATTTAACAAAAAGAATTGTCTCATCTACATCAAGATATATATCAATAAATATTATTCCATCAGACTGATAGTATTGATCAAGTTTATTTTGTATTGTTTTGAGTCTAGCAGAAGAAGGAATTCCAATTAAGTGTAATCCTATTTTTTTATAAACTTTTACATATGAAATATTTGACTTTTCAATCTTTGAAGACAAATCAATAACATTTAAAACAACACTACTAAATCCCCTGTCTCCAACAGTAAAGTCAGCAAATGCTATAATATAATTGCCTTCATAACATACCTCAGAATGTTTTGTCCATGTTTCAGCAAAAAAAGTTAAACTAAAAAAACTTCCATCATGATCTTTGCAGTCAACAAATGCCATAATGTTGCCATTTTTAAGTTGATGTTTTTTAACTTTTAAAATTTCACATAAAACATAACCTCTATACTTAGAGGATGTGCCATTTATTCTTTCTTCTATATATTTAACTGGATAAAAATCTTCATTAACAATTGATCCTATAATATCAAATGGATTTCCAGAAATATGAATACCCATCAATTCTTTTTCTTTTTTAAGAATCTCAAAGACAGAATATTCATCAATATTAATTTTAAAATACTCATCCTCTTTTTTTACAAAAGAAGAAATGTCAGCAGCAGAAAACTCTTTAAGCTTCCCATTGTTTGTAAAATCTAAAATAAATTTTTCAAAAGACTGTTGCATTGAAGAATGCTTAACACCAAAAGAGTCAAGTGCACCAGTATGTATTAATGCTTCAATGGCTTTTTTATTAGCAATTTTATTAACAGTAGATTTTATTAAAAAATCAGAAAAAGAAGAAAATGGTCTAAACTCAATAAGTTTTTTAATAACAGCAGGACCAAGACCCTTTATGCCATTAAAACCAAACAATATTGAGCCATCTTTAGCAATAGTAAAACCATTAGAAGAAAAATTAATATCAGGAGGTAAAACATTTAAGCCATTTGCTCTAGCATCATCAATATACCTAGACTTTTGGTCTGGATCGTCTTCTAAAGATATACATGCAGCAAAGAATTCAGACGGATAATGAGTCTTTAAATAAGCTGTATAGTAAGTTAAATGAGAATATGAAACACTCTTACTACTCCCAGTCTCCTGGGCCATGTAAACATGTTGTAGTCTGGACCGTACCACATCCCCTAAATTAATAGTAGGGATTCCATTGGCGGCCTCTGAGAGCTTGCCATGTCGTATAAACGATTTAGGCCTATCTCTGCTGATTGTCTCTATTTATTGCATTTTCAGATATTTATAAAGTTTCCAATATAAATTACTAACAATAACCTAACGAGAGTTTCCAGCATATTCTGGATTTTCATCAGTCATTACTGACTGATGCCACAGTTTTAAAATTAGTATTAAAATGATTTTGAATAAGATTATATTTTCTAGACATTCCAAAATTTCCTCGATATATAGAATTGGCAAGTATAGCTATATTAGTAGGCTTAGCAGAATTCAATTCCCATAAAACATCATTAATTTTACGTTTATTAATATCTCGCATACCTATAACATTTAAAGCCCAAATACACCAATCTATAAAATTTTCAGATGCAGATATAATCCTAAAATACATGGAAGATGAATTATTGGATGGAAAACCTAATGTACCATCACCATCTATAATACCTCTTAGTATTTGAGGTAAATATATTAATTCATCACAAGAAAGCCTTGGTCCTTCTAGAGTGTGAGTTTTATTTTCCACAACACCTAGTCTTTTTAAATCATTAACCATTTCCACAGAAGCCAATACAACTCTGTATTCCGTAGATCTATTGATAAGATTGCCATTAGGTCCTATGTTGTTAGAATTTCTATCAACCACTTGAATTGGCTTTCCAGTACAAAGAGAAATATATTCAGCAGCATCTTTATCTACCGAGCTATATCCAATTACATCTACCACTCCATCCTTTCGATGAGTAATCCAACCATCAGTTAATAGTAATCCTAAATAATAGGCTTTCCATTCCGCATCTATTTTTTTAAAAATATCAGTATTATAAATAATTGTCTGAGAATTTTTATTTTGTCCAGTCCTTAATTTGACACCAATTCTAGTCAGTTTATCACTAATAGATTTTGGTGTTTTATAGCCAAATATTTTAGCTATTTCCATACAACTCATTCCTGAGTCATATAATCTTTTCATTTCATTTTCTTGCATATATAATCTCCATGCATAGTATTATTTTAAATGATTTACAAAATCAACTAATAAATAATAGCATGTAATTAAATATACTCAATACTATTTTAACAGTTTATGGGATAAATTAAAACAATAGCGGCTAAATTCTTCCATGTCATCAAACATTTTTGAAACTTGGTCCTTATCGTAACCTTTATTTACTGCGCCATTTATAAAATCATCTCTCAAGAGCAATAACGCAGCACGATCTTTTTTGGCGCATGCTTTACGCAAATCATCACTTTTAGGACCACTAAATCCACACATTTCCATAGATAATCTAGATAACTGCTCTTGATATATAAGCATTCCATATGTATCGGCAAATATATGATTATATTCTGGGAATATAAAAGAAGAACTTATCTCACCATTACATGCTTTAATATAATTAGATAAACAGCCAGGAATATTCATAGGGCCAGGGCGTATCAAAGAGATAATATTGCTTATTTCCATTATTGTTTTAGGTCTACATTTGGCAGCATAATCAGTCATCATCTGGGCTTCCATTTGAAATATTCCCAAAGTATTTTTTGCAATGAACAACTTATATGTAGCCTCATCATCTAATGGAATCATTTTCATATTAAGATCTAGATTTTTAGTTTGCCTAATATAATCAAATGTTTGCTGTATAACTGATAATGTTTTTAAACCTAAAATATCTATTTTTAAAAAACCAATATCTTCTATGGTGTGAGCATCAAATTGCGTTACTGGCATATCTTTAGAAGAAAATAGTGGAGCATATTTATAAATTGGCTCATCTGAAAGAATAACTCCAGCAGCATGAATTCCAATTGACTTTATGCAACCCTCCATCTCTTTTGCCATATCTACAATTTCTTTAATCTGGGCATCTTTGTTGTACAGCTCTAGTAATTCAGAACTTTCAGCTAAAGATTTTTCTACAGACTCATAAGAAGCAGACTCTGGTATAAGTTTAGCTAACTGATTGCTAGTAGAAAAAGGAATCTCCATTATCCTGCAAATATCCTTAAACAAACCTCTACCTTGAGATACAGCAAATGTTCCTATGTGAGAAAATCCTTCACCGTATTTATTTTTTAGATATTCTAAAACAAGATCTCTCTTATTATGCTGTATATCATTATCGAGGTCAGGACTTGTACCACCTTTAGTTTTAATTCTACCAGTAGGCAAATCATTAGTTAGTCCAATAAGATAAGCAATATTAGAATTATTTTTATTAGAAAGACCTTTGATCTGCTTTACAAACAAATTGTACAAATAATCATCAAGGTTATGAATTTCTAAATGATTTAATTCAAAATCTATATTATCTTTATTTGCTAAATAAAAATCAGAATCAGAAAAATAAATATCAATTAATTTTCTAAGTTTCAATTCTTTAGACAGTACATTCAAATCCATTCTCCAAAACTTTATACGATACAGCAATCATCAATGAGTCTATGCACGTAAAGGTATTTTTGCCAGAAATAACATAAGTGGATGGGTCATATTCTAGCTGCAAAAGATCCTTAACAAACGAAAACGCTCGAATAAGAACAGGATGATCATATGGGATAACTAAGTGATAAGGGTCATATAGTCCAGTATTTAGCATTGAGCTAAGGCAATTATATACAGACAATACTTTAATTAAGCTTATTGATGACATTTTACAAGCATGTTTATGTGGAAAAATTTTTCCGCACAAAAAGCCACTTTCATCAGCATAGGAAATAACCAAACCAATATCCATGCCATTTCTGTTAACAATAAAACATTCGTATTTATATGTATCAACTATATAAGCAATGAGCCTATCTAAAGTTGCATTTTTAAAATCAAAATCATACAAACAAATATCATTTATGCCGATATCATTAGATATGCATTCAGATACAAATACATAATCTGATTCTTTTGCATGGCGACATATAGCTTTATTCATAAATTTTCCTCTATTGGAAATCCTTCAAATTCTATTAATGGCATTTTTGCTCTTGCTGAACTTAAAAATCTAGAAAAAAGCAAATTGTATTTAATAGGATCAATCCATGTTATCCCAAGAGAAAAAGCAATAATACTAGATGCACCACTTCCTCTTCCTGGCCCAGTTAATATATTATTGTTTTGAGCCCAATTTAAAAAATCAGAAACAACAACAAAATAATCACAATATCCCATTCTAGAAATAATCCAAAATTCTTCTTTAAATCTTTCAAGATAGACATTTTTCATTTCATCTGTCATATCTTTACAATAATCATTTAAAAACATTAAACAATAAGTCTGAATGTATGTTTCTGGGTCTTCTATTAATTGAGGAAATATTTTCAAGTTTTTAGGTAAAACAACATTACACATATCTGCTATTTTGTTTGTATTGGCAAATGCAACATCATCATTAGGCTTATTAAAATATTTAGCCATAACACTATATGGTTTTAAATAATATTCACCAGGAGTATAAAACAGTGCACTTTCATCTGTGTCTTTATCATCAGTAAGTTCTCCAATTTTTGCTTCTGATTTCTTTTTAAAAATGCCACCAGTATTAATAGTGACCAAAGCTCTGTGGAGCTCTGATTCATGTTTCCATGTATAATGGGAGTCACAAGTAATAACTAAGGGCACATTTAATTTTGCAGACATTTCTCTAAAAAAAGAATTTACAAGATTTTGCTCTTCAATTCCAGTCCATTGCATTTCAAGATAATAATGCTCACCATAAATAGTCTTAAAACGCTTTATAGC